TCAATAACTGGTTTAATCCACCCTCACCAATAGCATTAGCAAACTCTGAAACCATATCACCAAGATTTGAGAATACCCCAGAAACAGTATTGAGACGCTCTTCTAATGCTGTATCAAAGTTTTCTTGTGCAATATTTCTAAGATATTGTACGATTTCTGTGCTGTTTCTTCCTATGACCGTTTCTTGTTCTCTGAAGATCATGGTCATTTTGTCGCCTTCTACCTTTGCCTTAATACCAAGTTGCTTCAACATTTCTGTTTCACCTGTTGTGGCATTAAATGTGGCTTGGGCTACCATGGTAATATCTTTACCAAATGCTGCTGCTAAGTTACCAAAGTCTTTAAGGGTGTCGCTAGTGGGTGTTATACCTGCATTTAAAAGTGTGGTAAATGCACTTGATACGTTTTCAAGTTGGAATGTTGTTCCCATAGTAAATTTGCGTACAACATCCATACTTAACGCAGCACCCTCTGCACTTCCAGTAATAGCTTTTAATGTCGCACCCAAATCTTCAAATGTTCGTGATGTATTTACTATACCCCTGATTGCTTGTACACCGCCCACCACCGCAAAAACCTTTGCTAAGTTGCCAAAGGTCATCACTGACTGCTTTGCAGTTTTATTTGTAGTATTGAGCTTTGTATTTACCTGATCAAGACCTTTTCGCAACTTTGCAGTTTCAGCCTTGATCTCTATTATTAATTCATCAACTTTTGTAGCCATCAGTCTGGGTTTAACTCCATCAATTCTTTCAGTTCGTCACGCTGCAAGGGTTCATCTCTTTCACTCGCATTAAATTCCATAAAACCTTCTATGGCACAATGTACTTCATAAACAGAGCAATTCCAAAATTCACTAGGAGGCATTCCAATCATTCCCAAACATATTTGCATATATCTTTTAATAGGAAGGTGATCGTCAACCCTTACTCCTTTTTTTCGGGTGTGGCATCTTCCTCACCGCCCTGCACCTCTAGAGTTTTCATCAAGATTTCTGCTACTACATTTGTAGATGATACAATTCCAACCTTCTGTACTATTTTTTTCACATCATTTTCTTGCAAATCATTGCCACCACCCCTTAACGCAGGTGTCAATACGTTTATAAGGTGTGTCATGCGTATATCACCCTCAGCCATATTTTGTGCCAATTTGATAATACCGCAACCGACAGCATCTTCTATCTGCATTATAGCATCAATAGTCAATCTTGCTTTATAGTTCTTATCCAGTTTTACTTGTATTTGGTTTCTTAATGGATTTGCCATCTGCTTTTCCTTTTGCAGTTCCTTTTGGAACATCAATTATTAGATTTATAGTGCCATCACGATCATCTACTGATTGTGAAAGCACTGTATATTGCACATCATTAATGCAAATTTGTTTTGGATTTACACCCAAATTGTTAGCGCAGAAGATACGTTGCCCATTCTGTTGAGCTTGTATCTTCTTGCTACCATCTGTTATAGTGACTTGTTTCCATGCCATGATAGTTCACCTACGCTGCTGTGAACGTAATTGCACCACTTGATTCAAGAGACAATGAATATGTCACTTCACCGTTATATTCTCCTGCATATTCTAAACTGGTGACTTGAAACTCACCTGAATATGTTCCAAGGTCTGGTATCACAAAGTCAAATGTTTGAAAAGTTGTTGCACCTACAGCATCAGACCTAAATGAACCTTCTGCTGCTGTATCTGTAAATACACCCGAACCTGATATGCTCATACTAGAAATACCGCCATCAGGTAATAGTACACGATTACCACTTGAATCTTTGTTTGTTACATCAACTGTTTCTTCGTTGATTGTAAGTGATGATGATCTAAGACCACCGATTGTTGTAGGTGTACCACCAATAGTCTGTTTGATAAGTACAGCCGCTCCTTTTTGTGCTGCCATGTTACGCTCCTGTAGCTCCTAAAGTTACTGCACGAAATCTTATGACCCCATGACGTGTGACCCCATCTGGGTCTCTTAAAATGTCAGCAAATTCAAACCTGCAATTCACAAAGTTATAGCCACTGACCGTTAAATCGCTATCATGCAACAAATCATGCAATTTGTCTAATATATTTTTTGTTTCTTTTGCACCCTTGTACTGAGACCATATATGCAAGGTCATAGTAGTTTGACTACCATCAGCATCTTTCACATCGTACTCACTAATGCTATCTTGCCCCATTTGTATATATGGAAATGAAGCATTTTCTGGTATATCATCATATATTGACACACCTAAAGTATCTGTAAGTGTGCTATCACCTGTCAGTTTTGCATAAATCGCTGTCTGTAAAGCAAATGCACCAATGCTCATTTTAATACACCTTCACTCTTAAATATTTGTGTTATTTTTTTGGCATTTTTATCAAGTGCAGGTTGCATAAATGGTCTAGCAACCATTTTAGTTGTGCCAAACTCAAGATACAAAGCATAATTACCACCCCCATCAGCAGGTGCATATGCTTTAATTTGCCCAACCAAATCACGACCCTGTTTTACCACCTCTGTACTTATACCACTTGCCAGTGTACCAGTATCAGATGCAGGTGGACTACCTTCTGCTGATGCCGTATGTGTTCTTCTAGGGTTATATTTTTCATATGTTATGCCTGAACCACCTGCTTGAATACTTGATACAGCATGGTTGCGAACAACATTTGTTGATCTGACTAATGCTTTATGCAATTTTTTTTCTGGTTCATCTAGCAGTCTTTTTCCAAGTCTTTTTTTAAACTGTGGTAAATTTTTAAAACTCATACGACACCAACCTGACCCTCTGTACAAGTCAATAATTGGTATCTATCACGCTCATCCACATTCAAAACACTTTTAATGCTGAATATTCTGCTGCCATACTTGATGCGATAGCTTGGGTCAATATCTGTTCTGTAGCGGATATACATTTCATGTGTTATAGAATCAGTGATCTTGTCGTGCTTATAACGCTCTGTCCCTGATTTGGGTATAATGTTAGCATATATTATTGCAAGTGTTGACCAAGTTTGCGCTCTACCACCGCCTGTATCTGTAGTGTCTGTGGTTGATTGTAGCTCAACTTTGTAACGCATCTTGCCAATAGTATTCATATTAGCCTATTCCCTGTAGCGCACTGCTTCCCATTCCACGATGTATCACAAATGGTGCGTACAAATGCTTTATCAGTTTAGGTAACCCACCGCTTGTCTCGTACATATCGCCCCTATGCTCGTACAGAAAGGCTATGTGCTGCAACATACCCATTCTTATAGGTTCTGGCACTGTAAAGGCATTGCTGTACCCTGCAACATACACAATCTTGATTGCATTAGCGACACGCATCGCTGTTGGAAATGTCTCACCCTGTCGCAAAACTATTCTTGCAGGTTCTCTGACACTATCAACATAATATCTACTGGAGGCAAAACTGGTTTCTACATCAGCATCGTCAAAAGTGGATACAGATGTGACTGATTGCACTGGTGCTTTTGGTAAATCTATAAAATTTTTATAGTAATTAAGGAATGCCCCTGTTCTAGTACCTTCCCATAGTGGGTCTGCAAGTTCATCATATCCATCTACAAACAATGTATATGTAGTAGGCATCAATGTGCGACCAGTATGCTCTTCTGCCATTGTTCTAGCTGCAATAATAAAAGGTCTAATAATTCTTTCATCAACACCATCCTCAACTCTTAGATAGTCTTTGACTTCTTGCATTGCTAGTGGTTCTTCAACTGGACTTGTTGTTACTTGAATACCTGACATTTAAATCACCTGACCCAAGACATTAGCACCAATGATCAAAACATATAGCCCGATTATCATATTTTCTAGCCTTATAAATTTTGCTGTGCCGTTATCAAGCCTTTTTTCAATATTTTTATACCTAATTTCACACACATCTTCATGCGCTTGCAGTAATTTTTCTGTTTGGTCTATATCACTCAGTTTCTTTTTCATCTTTATTTTCCAATAAATCTTCTAAAACTGCTAGATAATGCTTCTGCAAAATGTGGTTCTGTTCTAGCTTTTTGTTGGCTTCTTGTCTAATAGAATGACTCTCATTCACTAAATCAACAATTTTGACATAAACTATTTTTTGTTCATCTTTCATTTCATTGTATTTATACACTCTTTTTTCTTCGTTGTCGCCTTTTATAATTAACTGCTGTTCATTTTTGTTGGTATTTGACATTTCCTATCCTTGCAATTTATGTGTTAATGTATCCCATTTTACGCTCTAAATCAACTCCACCCTTGTCAGTCCAAGCCTTATCCACTTCTTCTGTCCACCAATCTTTCCATTTGGTTAAGTCGCCAGTAAAAGTTTCAGTATCGCCCCACAGTTTTTCAAAATGATTTTTTATAGGAGTCACACCAAGATAATCCCCAACACCTTCTATAACCTTTGGGTCACTCAGTAACTCTTCAAACCTGACCGTATGCCACCTGTCATCTGTAATACAAGGTAAGTGTTCATTCATATAGTCAATAGTAAAATCCATGCTTTTTATAATTGTAAAATCATTTCTAGGTAGTTTCTTAAACCTCACCCAACTTATTAAAGTGTTTCTTGGATTTCGTATAATTTGCACCTGCGGATGTGGCTTATCCTCATAAGGGTAAGGCTTGTTAAATCCATAATGATGTTTTCTAACTTCATCCGTACAAAATAGACTGATAGCCTTTAGAAGTAAGTTTGTACCTGATTTAGGTGCGCCACCACAATATAGCATTACAATTCCTTACTTGTTATGGTTTAGTATATAGACACCATCAATCATACCTGCATAATAGGTATCTATAG